GTAGTCCTCTTTATCAAAACCACTAACACCATCCTTTTGGTTCGTTGGAACATTGGCGATTTGAGAGTAGGCAATCGCTGGAAAGTCCTTTGTTTGTGGGACTCGCAGAGGATTTATTTTTGTTCCGACAATAGCCGCCACCGCGGCATCGTCCTTTAGAAGTTTGTATATTGACTTTGCTATGCTCATATTTTTTTAACGAATTTTTTAAATCTTTTTAGAGTTAATTTCAGTAAACTTTCTGCAAATATTTTTATTGTTTCATCTTTTTTTGTCAGCAATGCCGGGCGCAGAAAAGGTTGTTTTTGTGCGCCCGGGTGTTCAATCTGTTTGTAAAATTTATCACCTATAACAACATTTTCAATAGTGTGTGGTTTGGTTCCGAGTTCAACTAAATGAGCATGATAACCGCCTTTTTTTCTGCTTGCCAATATTTTTATGACTGATAATACTCCCGCTTTCTGCGACTGGATTATCAATGACTCCTTTAATTTTCCTGATTTTACAGGAACCAAACTTTTCGCTTCCTCAAGCATTGGTTTTGCGCCTGCTTTCAGGGCATCCAGAGTGCCGCTTTTCTGAACCTCAATGGGAAATTGCTCAAAAATTTCTTTGAGTTCTTTGAAACCATTTAGTTCAAGTTTTATTGTAGTCATACTTCTGCCCAACTTGGAATTACTCCATGTTCATTACCCGAAACTTCGGGTTGGATTGTTACTAATAATTTTGCGCCATCAATTAAATATCTCGCCAATTTCAAATCAATTCTTTCATAAGTAAATCCGATTGAGTGGTATGCAATTAAAGAACCTTTATTTGAAATACTTGGAGTTTGAAATGCTTGAAAAACAGAACTATTGGTTAAATCCGCCCGAATTTTACTAATTGTTAATTGTGTGCCATTATTGGTAATTATTGGATTTCTGTAAAATCTATATACCGTAGAATTAGTTGACTTCATTTTACTATTTATTATAAATTCCTTCAATCTTCCCACCCTTCCTGAACCCTCTGGATTTATCAATAATAAGTAATCATTTTCATTGGTATTGCTTATTGTAGTAAATGTAGGAGTAGTTGCAAATCCTTTACCTTGAAATGTCAATCGTTGCCATAAATCACCCCCAATTAATGTATTTTCAGTAGCATAATCTTTATTGATTAAAGTTTGTAATTGATTGATTTGTTCCTGCTGTTTTGCAATAGTCGCTTTGGCATCGTCCAGTTCTGCTACTCCTTGGTCAATTAATTTTTGCCCGAGCGCATCTGGAACTTCTTTTATATTGTTTTTTGTTCCGAAAAAAGCACCTGCAATATTCTGTAAAAATTTTAACCTCATTGGGGAAAGTTAAAAATAATATCATTGCATATCTCTATGTAATGCTATAAATAATTGGTGTCCTTCCTTCCTTCCCAATCTCTGAATACTTTTTATGTCGTAATATTTACTTTCATATAAAACGCGCATATCAATAGTGAGGTTGGCAAGGTTGCGAATTTTCACCCGGTATAAAACATTTTCAGTTTTTCGCAGGGCAGCATACCGCTCGTCACCCTCTAAAGGAATAACATCAGCCCAAACCGTAGCGAAGGTAGTCCATGTAGGAATATCCTGACCATAACTATCCTTCGCCAAAGTTTGTGACTGAATTTCAATACGCTCGTCAATTAACCCCGCTTTCATTTTACCTTTTCAGAACTTCCGATAATGGCGTTTTTCAGAATGTAAATTACTCCTGCAGAAAGTCCTGTGATTAATGTTGCTTTCAGTCCGATAGGATTGAAACTTCCTGACTCAAGCATTGAGATTCCATTTGCAGCAATCGGTGTTATTGCTGCTACATATGCTCCATGAAGCAATGAATTTTTTGACAACGATTTTAATATTTTTTTCATGTTTATCATTTTTTAAATTGGTTTTACTTCTTTTTTTTCTTACTTAATTTATAGTCGTGAATCCATTTCCATATACCATAACCAGCGGTAATAGATAAGCAAAGTATTTTCAAAGTCATTTCTAAATTAGTAAAGGTTGTAACTAATACTGACCCTATATTCGGTATGGATACTGATAATATTCCTTTCATAGTATCGGTCATAAATTAGTCAAGTATTGAAATTCTTTCTCTGAAATTTTTTCCTGCAACTTTTCTTTTTGAAATTCCCCGCCCTTATAAAAATCATACTTCCAAATATTTTCTTCCGACTTCACACAAATAATTTCAGGTTCTTCGGTTACTACAGGAAAATTCGCTATTCCAACGCTTTCAAATTTGACCTCTGAATTCCGGTCAAGCCCCTGCATTTTTTCATCGTCCCATAATTTTTGTTCTGATAAAATATAAGTTGCCAATCCTCGCGCTACATAATTATCTGCTGTTTGTTCGGGCAAATTTACGAATGCTCCTTTTCCATAATTGAAGTTAGCGCCTGACAAAGAATGAAGCATTTGTAATTTTTTTGTATTGCAAACTTTATTGAGCAAACTTTTACTTGATGCGCTCCACACATTCCCGAAGTCAAATGTTTGCACCTGTTTTGAAACGGAATCAAATAGAATAGTATTTGCCGCTCCGAAAAGTTGACATCCTGAATTAAAGTAAAATTCATAAACAGACATCAGGCGGTCGGTTATTAAATTATCGGAACCGAGTTGTACCATAAAATCAAAATCAAGTTCCAGAACCTTTTTTAACCCGGTATTTAATTTTTTCCCGAGCGGTTTATTTTCAGTTTCAACAATAAAATCTGAATGTTTTTCAGCCAAAGTTTTATTAGAGTCATCACTAATAATTGAAAGAACTTTGATATTGAAATTCTTTCGCAGGCGTTCAATGCCATACCAATAGAGTTGAGAAATATGAGCGCGATTATGAAATGCCGTAAAAATTAAAATGTTTCTTTTTTTCATCGGTTAAAATTGTTGCCGTACCGAAAAACTATTTAAAAGTAAATCCACCGCCTTAGGTATTGGCAAGTCCATGTATTGCCCCAAAGTATTTATACCTTCCCGATTCTCATAAAAATGCGATATAAGAAGTTTTATTGCCTGCCTGATAGTTTCGGGTATATTCGTACTTGCCGCTCCGTAACCAGCATTAAACTTAATTATGACGGCATTTAGCCGGTCATAAGTACCGGGGAAACTTTTTCCACTCGCCAACCTGACTTTTGCCGGTTCAGAAATAGCATCCACTTCATAGTTTGAGGCATCCCATGTTTGTAAAACATTATCGGAGTCGTAGTATTTAATTGAAGTGAGGGTCTGCAATGTTGGTAATTTCACTTCAATGGTATCGGTATCGCAGGGAAACTCGTCCAGATATTGCTCCCAGGTCTGCGTAATTATTGCCCTGGCAAGTCGCCTTTCACAATATTCGGTGGCAACTTTTGTGAGGGTGCTAATTAAGGTATCGTCAGTGGAGAAATCAACGCGTAAATGGGCTTTCGCTTCGGTCAGGGTGACCGGAACATCAGCCGCGGCAGTGATTAGTTTTAATTTAGTTTCCATTTATTATAACGATATTTTAACCATTCCAGAAAACACTCCACTCTTTTTTTGTTGGAAATTTTATTTCTTTGTTGGCGTTTTCTTTTCATCGGGTTTGTATGCGCGGGCGCTTGGCTTTTGTTTCCTCTTTTGAAAACGAGTCAATCTGTATACAGATTTGGGCGGCAATTAAATTCTTTGCCTGCTTTTCCTCAATTTCAAGTTCTTGTCCCCTCTGCGCATTTATTCCGCCTGCTATTGCCTGTAAAAATTTCACTTTCATAAAAATATTTTTTATTTGTTAAACAAAAAAAGGGGAGGGTTCCCGAACTCCCTCCCCCTTTGGAAAACAACGAATCAAAAAATTAACTTGCTGCAGTTTTCATGTGCTTGAACGGCTCTTTTCCGTTGGCATTTCCGAATACACTTCTGCCATCGTGGCGGCTGAATCCTAAGAATCCAACTTGAAGTGATTGAGCAAACAACTCGTCAAGACGAAGCAGTTTATAATCCATCACATTTCGGATAATGTATGATTTGAAGTCACCAAAAAGCATTACTTTTTTTCCTGCACCGCTGGCAATGCTGTCCATATCATCATTAATTACATACTTATACCCGAGTATGGTCGGAGGAGTGCCGATTTTAGTAATACCCGACTCCCAAAGAGGACGGGAATCAGCACTTCCGATTTGTAATTTTTTAATGGCTTTAAGAGTTGTGTCGTGCATCATAAATACTCCATTCTTTCTATAAGCAGAGTTAACAGAGTGTTCTAAGTCAATTATTTCTGCGAAAGTCAGGGCGTTTGTAGCAGCAAGAGTATTACCTGCTCCAGAACATACGACTACCCCTTTAGGAGTGGTTGCGCCTGCCCCTACTGTAAAGTCGTAATTCAGTCCCCTTGCATCCCTTTCGGCAAGCAACTCAGCAATTACCTTCACTACATCAATGCCAGAGTCCTGCAGAAGTTGTAACGAAACTTTCAAAACATCGGTTGAATACATAAATGCTTTCAGAGTTGTACTTCCAAAAACTGCGTCCTTATTATTTCCAGCTGCGGTATTTTCGTCAAGTATAACCGATTTTCTGGAAGTGTCGTCAGTATTAGGCCACAGTAAATCTGCTCCGCTTTTTGTAGTAATGCTTCTAACAACTTCCATAACTCCGCCAAAAGCGAGCATTGCTTTATCGTACTCATTGGAAAATTCCTGCGGAATTAAATAACCACCCTCTGTATTGGTAGTACTTTGGGCGCCTCTGATAAGCAACGCTCTTTCTTCGTCCTTCAACTCTCTTTCACCAACGGCAAGATAGCGAATGTATGCGCGTACCCTTTTTTGGTTTTCCTCTTTTAATTCATCAGCACTTTTACCTTGCTTATCGGCATTTTCACGAATAACATCTTCCTGAGTGGAAGTCAGCGCGTACATTTTTTCAACGCGTTTTATTTCAGAAAATAAATTTTCCTGTTTAGTATCAAGTTCATCCCACTTTATACTTTCCTCAGTGGTTAGTTCGCGCTTTTCGTCCTTCGCTTTTTTCATAAGCGCTTCCATTTCGGTCACAATTTTGCCGCGCTTATCTTTCAGCGTTTTAGTTTCCAGAGTTACACCACCAGCACCAACAATTGCTAATGAAATTGAACCGATGGACTCAATTTTAGCATGGTCGCTAAATGCAGAAAATCCACACAGGGCAATAAAAATTGCCGCGATGGAAATAATTATTCCCAATTTTCTTTTTGCAAAACTTCTTTTGAAAGAGTTAGTAGTGGTGTTCGCGATGAACAGGTGATTTTTGTGTTTCATGGTGTTTTAGTATGATTTAATTTTTGCCAAATGTAGTTTCTTCTCGGTTAACATAATTAAATTTTTCTCAATTTTTTTTGGAGTGAGTTTTAAAAGTTCAATTCCTTCTATGTGTTTTAATAGAGAAATAATATTTATTTTTTTTAATTCTGCTTCATCAAATTCTTTTAACAAACCTGAATACTTATTAAGTATTTCCTCAAGTGTAGGTTCGGTATATCCATCGCGTTTTATTGCCAATGGATTTGAAGGAATATTTACGATACTGAATTCCAACAACTCTTGACC